GAGAAGCTCTTATATACATTGAAGATGGATTAGCAGAAATTCTTAAAAACTACCTATTTGAGTTTAATAATGCTCAGACTAGATTAGAAATTAAAACTTTAGCAGATAACTTTATGGAGTCAGTGAAGAAAGATGGTGGTGTATATGATTACAGAAACATCATGGATTCTTCTAACAACACTACAGACGTTATTGATAATAACATGGGTATTTTAGATACGTTTGTTGAACCAGTTAAAGGATTAGAGATTCTAGTATCGAGAGTAACTGTACTTAATACAGGTGAAATTGCATCAGGAAACTTTGCGTAAAAAAAGAGAATATATAAAATAAATATAAAATAAACGATATGGCTTTACCACATTATTCAGAAGACCAAACTAGTAAGAAAGGCAAGAACTTTGAGCCAGTACAGGTTAACCTATTCGAGGTAACAATTTTACCACCGGATGGCGTTGCTGGACAGGAACTGTTCTTACAACACATTAATTCAATTACAGGTTTGGAAGCTCTTCATAGAGAGGTTGCTGCTATCGAGCAAAAGTATAAGTTCTCAACTAGATCTTACGCTGGAATGCCTGATGGAACAGCAATCGATGTAACAGTGAATTTTTCACTAAACTTAAACGATTCAAATCAAGCATACCTTTACAAGTCTTTAAGACAATGGTATAGATCTCAGTATAACCCTGAGACTGGCGAATTAGGTCTTAAAAAGAACTATGTAGGTACAATTGTAATCGTACAGTTTAATAGAGAGGGTGATATTTATAGAAAAGTAACACTTGATGATTGTTTCATTACTTCAGGCTTAGGTTTTACAGGTGAACTAAACTACGAAACTGCAGATGTGCAGACTCTAGAAGTTACATGGAGATCTGATGTTTACGCTGAAGAGTTAAATTAATAATTATTAACTAAATTAAAAAAGGAGGATGTTTTCATCCCCCTTTTTTTAAAAAAACAAAACATAATATAATAATCCAATAATAACAGATTATGAGTGATAAATTAACAAAAAAACTTCAGGTACTTTTAACTGAAGAGGAGGTCCGAGAGGTCAATAGGGTTATTTTAAATGAAGCCCTAGAAACTGAACAAAGACCTATTTCTGTTAGTGCTTTTATTAGAAATCTAATACAAGATGAATTATCTAAAAAAAGTATTGAACAAAAATCAATAATTAAACAAAATCTTAAAAACCTAAAAGAAAAATAACATGAGCGAAAAAATTAACAAAAAAGATCAGGAAAAAGAAGAAGCAATGGCTAGAGCTTTAGATGCAAAAGAAAGAAATCAGCCCCGCGTTACTACAACTGATGAAGCAGAAACAATGGTTGAAGCTATTGAGAACACTGGATTAGGTAAAGTTAATATGGATAATTTCGGTCCAGAAAAAGCTAGACCATCTGATGACATCTTAGGGTGGCATGTATTAGATTTAACTACATTACCATCTAAGGGTAAATTTTATCCAGAGGATTGTGTAATTAAAATTAGATCTGCTAAAGCTGCAGAGATTAGACATTTTTCTACTATGGATGAGAATAACTATATCGATATGGAAGAAAAGTTAAATTCTATTGTAGAATCTTGTTCTCAATTTAGAACGGGCGAGAAGAGAATGTCGTATAAAGACATTTTAGAAGAAGATAGAATTGTTTTATTACTTTCTATTAGAGATCTTTCTTTTCCAGAGCCTGAAAATAAATTAATGCTTAAAGGTAAAACTGCAAAATCTAAGAAAACTGTAGATATAGAATTATCAGTAAAGAATTTAGTACCATCTATTATAGATGAACAAATTGAAGATTATTATGATTCTAAAGCTAGAACTTATATTATTAAGACTAAATCTGCAGGAACTGTAAATATGAAACCACCTACAATTGGTATCATGCAAGAGATTACAGCATATCTTAAAGATAGACAAGAAAAAGAACAAGAGTTTGATAAAGCATTTATTCAAGTATTACCCTATTTGCAATCGGATTGGAGAGGTTTAAATTTACAAAAGATTTTCCAATTAGAAATGGAATATAAGGGTTGGGATGAAAAAAAGTTTATGGTTGTCTATAGGCTAGCTGAGAGAATGAAAATCGGTGTACAAACCGAATTAGAAACTACCTTTGATGGAGAGACGGTGAAAGCCCCTCTTGACTTCCCAGGTGGCATCAAAAGTCTTTTCATTATTTCAGATCTCGCTGGAGAATTACTTTAAGACTAAGTTCTATCTGGGTATTCATCTTAGAATGCAACCTTCAGAAATCGAAAACATGTATTACTACGAGTATTGGTATTACGTAAAGAATCTGTCGGAACACATTAAAGCTAAGAATAAACAGCAAGGGGAACAACAAGAACAACAGGAGCAGTCGATGTCATCAATGAAATCGCAGTACGCACCTAAGATGCCAAAAACCCCAAAAATCTCTACGCCATCGCTAAGAATGCCGAAGATGTAAGAGATATATAATATAGTAATAAGGAACACCACTTTTACAGTGGTGTTCCTATATACTTAAAAAAATCTACTAGACACATAGACCTATGATGAATAATATCGCAAAATTTCTTGAAAGTGGCTTTAGTAAACTAGGCAATGATGGAGAAGTTTTAGGGCAAGTAGCAGAAAACACTAGAGAAAGTGCTCAAGCCGTAGCAGTTGGTGGCGACTTATATGAAAAGGTTAATGAGTTAACAGAAGCTGTTACTGCCATTCAAGAAGGTGAAGGTGGCGGTGGTGGTCTTAAAAATGCAATGGCAATTGCATTGGTAGCACCTGCTATGGAGCCTCTTGGTAAAGGTCTACAGTTTGTAGTAGATGCAGTAAATAATCTACAAGATACTGGCGATGAAGTTAAGGCTAAAATGGAAGGCCTTGCTGCAGGTTTAGTTCTGTTAGGAGATGTCGGTAAATCTATTCTTAAATTTGCAGGTTATTTATTTTTAGCAACACCACTTTTAATAGTTGCAGCAATGGGCGCTCCGTTTATTGCCGTTACTTTGTTGTTATTGACTAAAGCAATACAGTTATCTACTAAAAAACTAGATGAAGAATCACTAGAAAAAGTTAAAATGCTAGGAGATGTCGGCAAGTCTATTCTTATACTTGTAGGTTCATTAGCATTAGCTAGTCTTATTATGCCGCTGGCGTTAAGTGCTCTTTTACCAACATTAATGATAGTTGGATTATTTGCATTATTATCGGTTATATTACCACCTAAAAGAATAGAAAATATAAAAGCGGTTGGAGAAGGTATGCTACAAGTAGCCCTAGGTCTAGGTGCTATGGTATTAGTATTAGCTTTAACAAGTTTAATTATAGCACCTGCTATTAAAGGTGCTTTGGCTGCGGCTGCAATCATGGTTATACTTGGTATTGCATTCTTATTAATACCAAGAAAGGCTATAGATAAAATGGAAGATGCTGGTAAAGGTCTATTATTTGCAGCTGGAGCTATTCTAGGCCTTGCTATTGCATTAGCCCTATTTAATATAATTGCACCACCACTCGCAACTCTGCTTGATATTGCTTTAGTAGTAGGTGTAGTAGGACTTACCTTTGGAATAATAGGTCTATTATTTGCCAAACATATTGAAAAGGGAGCTAAGGCACTTCTGTGGGCAGGTCTTTCAATAGTTGTATTAGGACTTTCAATCTTATTCTTTAGTAAAGTAATAGGCGCTAATATGGGAGGCGAAGATATTGTTAATTCATTCTTGCCACTATTATTAATAGGTGCAATTGGTGCTGCCTTCTATTTAGCAGGTAAAGGTGCTACTGAAATCGCAAAAGGAGCCGGCGCTATGATTATAGGAGCTGTTGCTATAATATTAACAGGAGTCGGTATTTTAATGATGAAAAAGGCTCTTGGAGATAATGGATGGGAATTAATAGGACAAACTTTAGCACTACTTACTGGAATTGGTGTTGTAATGGCACTTGCGGGAGTTGGTGCAATGTTTATACTTCCAGGTGCAGCTGCTTTATTAGTAGCAGGTATCGCAATGGTTACAATTGGTGCGGGCTTATTAGTAATGGGTAAGGCATATGAATCATCAGGCGTTAAAGCCATGATGCAAGAAAATACTGATGGTGAATTAGGAATAGTTACTCTATTTAAAGGGATTGCAGATGCATTTGTTATGTGGCCATGGACTGCTGCTGGAATTGCGCTAGGTGCAGGTTCTATGATTATGGCAGGAATAGCACTTATTACAGTTGGCGCAGGTCTTCGTGGATTTGCTAAATTGGTGGATTCAGGTATTGACTTACCGAAGTTGGCAAGCGATATTTCTCTAATGATTGGTACGCTAGCATTGCCATTCCAAAAAATTGGAGCAGGCGAAGACGTAGATGTTATAGACCCTAAAACTCTTAAGCCGACGACCGTTAAATTTGGTGGATCTACGGGCGGATTCATGGGCTTAGGAGGAAGTAATCCAGTTTCAGATGGTATTAAAGCCACGATGAATATGGGTAAGGCATTATCAGGTATTGCTGGTGGTGTACAAAGTATGGCGAACTTAAAGTTCCCAACTGCATTTGATAAAGATGGTAAGGCTTCTGCATATGAGACTATTGGTGGAGATGCATTTAAAAAAGTTATCACTAACACAATGATGATGGTTGGTTCACTTGCACTTCCTTTTGCTAGGATTGGTACAGGTGGCGTGCAGAAAATGATGGGACCTGATGGAAAAGAGGTAGACATGGATTTTGGTAACGCTTCTCCTGGAGGCGTACTCGGCTTCTTAAAGGGTGGAGGTGCTATACAAAAAGGTATTAAGTCTGTAATGAATATGGGAACAGCGCTAACCAATATCGCAGGCGGTGTTCAATCAATGGCTAATCTTAGATTTCCACAATTTGACCCAGAAACAGGTGAAGAAAAGGGCCACAGGGCAATGACGGAAACGGATTTTGAAAACGTCCAAAAAAATACTGAAATGCTAGTATCTTCTTTAGGGGTAGTATTTGCTAATATTGGAAAAGATCCGGATGCGCAATCCCCGGGTTGGTTTGGAAAATCTAATATTGAAAAAGGTATTGAAATTGTTACAGGTGTTGGTAAGCCACTGCTTAACCTAGCGAAAGGTGTACAAGCAATGGCTAATCTTAAATTTCCTATTTATGATAAAGAGGGTAATATTACAGGTTATGATACAATTAAAAGTGTAGATGGATTAAAAAGTACAGTTGGTGAAAATACTCGAAAGTTAATCGAAGCTCTAACAGATACTCTTACAACAATCGGTAAAGACGGTGAAGGTGCTTCATCTTGGTGGCAAGGTACTAATAACTTTGAAAAGGGTATTGAAATTGTTAGTATGATTGGTGAGCCATATAAAGTACTTGGTGAATCTGTAAAAACCATTATTGAAGTAGTAGGTAAAATGGACTCTTCATTATTTAAAGGTAAAATGGCAGATATTATTAGTGTATTTACATCTGATGAAATTATCGGTGTAGATTCTGCTCTAATGAACTCTAAAAAACTTTTAACATTAGCAATTGGAGATACTTTTGAAAAGTTAGGTGATTCTGTGCCTGCTATTGCAGATGGATTAGCTAAATATAAACCAGAACAGGGCAAAGCATTCTTCGGTGCATTTATAGGACCTGTAGATCCAAAAGATATTTCTGGATCTTACAATAATCAAAAGCTATTATGGAATGCAATAGGACATTCAATGGTTCAAACTAAAGATTCAATGCCAGGTATTACAGCTGCTGTTAATGAAATGGACATGGAAAAACTAGTTGAATCTAGAAAAATGTTCGAAGCACTTGGTGTTCTTGCAAAAGGTGGAGATCCAGGAGATATACTTGCATCCATGGGAGAATCCCTTGAAGCAGCTTTACAAAACTTAGCGGATATGTTAACTGAATTTAAAGGTAGCGTAGAAGAGGGTGTTGCAGCTCAAGGTGAAGCAACTGGCGGATTAACCGGAGCAATTAAATCATTCTTGCCTAAGGCACAAGGAGCCAGCGCAGCACCGTCTAGCTCTGGAGGAAACGATGATGTCGTTAGTGCGGTAGAGAATCTACAAAGAGCCCTTGTTTCACAGGGTATTAAAATCAAAAAGGGTGGTAGTAGCTTTTTTGATTAAACTTTTTTAAAGTAATTCATATAACTTTAAAATAAGTTAATATGATAACAAGTACTACATCTCATTACAATAGTTCTACTATTAATTCAGCAACATATAACGTTACAGATAAAACATTAACAATTGTTTTTAAATGGGCAACATACGTCTATGAAGCAGTAGATCAAAATACATGGGATAAATTTAATACAGCAGATTCTCAAGGTAAAGCACTTAATGAATATATTAAGGGTGAATTTGAATATGCTAAGTATGAAGAAGATAAAAAAGTTGGAAGTCTATTGGATGAATTACCACCAGCGGATTACCAATTAGATAATTAAAAAATGTTCTCTAGTTGCTAAAATAAATAAAAACTAAAATTATGCAAGAATTATTATTTTTTGGTTTAGGTGTTACAACGGTATTTGCAGTAGCAGGTGTCGTTGCGATGTTTAGGTCACAACAGAAAATCGCAGATATGCAACAACAAGTCGATGATTTAGAAGAATGGCTTGAAGACACAAACGATTCAGTTCAAAAAGAATTGGATGAATTAGATAGACAATTAGATTCTAGATTAGATAAACTAGAAGCTAGATTTGATAGCAGGTTTACAGACCATGCATCCTTTGTAGATGGAATCCTTAATTCTGTCGACAAAGTAAAGAAAAAACTTAAGGAAAGAACAGTCTAATAATGGACTAGACTAGAGAACACAGGAGAGGTGGCAGAGTGGTCGAATGCACTGGTCTTGAAAACCAGCGTACTGCAAGGTACCGGGGGTTCGAATCCCTCCCTCTCCGCAAAAATTAAAACTATGACAGACTATCAACAATCAATAGAAAATTCATTTCAGATGCTAACAGGGCAGGCAACTATTGAGGCTATTTGTATGGCATTGACATTTCAGCTAGAAGATAAAGATGAAATCGTAATGCCTATATTTTTTTTAGAGCCAGACTCAATTCCAGAGCCAAGTCAAATTGATGACATGATTGATCATTTTGAATTTTATGAAGAATATGAAAAATGTGCATGGCTTTTAGACTATAAAAAGAAACTTTAAAGAAATAGGAAATATAAACTATAAATATATTTAAAATGACGAAGGCGAGCATTGTACAGAGACTATTAGATAAAAAACAAATTACAGCAGAAGAAGCTGTAGTTTTACTTAAAGATGAGACATATAACCCACCGTCTTATCCTATGTATACTCCTAACCCATATTATGATACTCCAAATACAACACCGCCTCCAGTTTGGTGTTCAAGTAGTAGTTGGGAATATCCCGATACTAAATTTACCCCTCCTACAGAAAAATAATTTCAAATCAATTTTCTAATGAAGAAGTCGAACAAGCCCGCGAAGCCCAACGGTGATGACGATGTCGACCGTCGAAAGAAGTTGCAGTTTAAAAAGAAAAAGCAACGTCAAAGAGAACAAGGTATTAACTATAAAAATATTAGGTCACTAACAGATCTAGATGATTATGAAGATGAATATAATTTCTGAGAAACCATTAATAGTAGATTATTCCGATATGGATGATAAGTCATTTATGCACTTCCATGTTACAGACATTCTAAGGGACTCTGATGATGCCTCTAAAGGAGTTTACGGATTATGCAGGGCAGGCGCGTTTGGCCGCCTGGTACACATCTTAACAAGAGCTGGAGCCCCCGAACCTACAATTGTCAATGTCATTAACGATCCGGAAGCAGAATTGACCTATGAGCTCGAGTAAAGAATGTCCAGTATTCATTTTTTGGGAAGATGGTTGGAATACAGAAAAGGTTGAAACACCAGATAAAGACTCTATATAATAATTAAATCAGTTGTTATGCCAGAGTTAGCAGAACTCAAATTTACATCAGACTACGTCAATCAAGTATCGGAAGGTATGACTTATGTTGGAGTCAAAAAAAATCCAATTCATAAGTGTGAAGACATTGACCAAGAGTATTTTAACGGCCAAGAATTTACTATTACTTCAGAATCTAGAGGTAAAGAGATGATTCTTACTATGGAAAGAGACCAGGTACAAATGCCTATTCAATTTACGATGGGTATGACAGGTCATTTTAAAGTTACAAATACTGGCCAAGAGCCAAAACATACTCACCTATTTTTTTATAGATCAGATGGTACTACACTTTGTTTTGTAGATGTTAGACGTTTCGGTAAGTGGAAAGTAGCTCAAGACTGGAATGCTAAGAGAGGACCAGATCCAACGATAGAGTACAAAGCATTCTGGGATAATGTGATGACTAATCTGACTAAACTGAAGAAACCACTCTTTGAAATGCTGATGGACCAAAAATACTTTAATGGTATTGGTAATTATCTAAGAGCAGAGATAATTTATAGAGCAGGTGATGTAGATCCATTCTTACCAGCAGGTATGCAATTTGCAAGATACCCAAAACTATTAGACCTATGTAGAGATATTCCACTTCTAGCCTATGCAAAGGGTGGCGGTGCAATCAAAGATTGGGATAACCCATTTGGTGATAATGCAATTACTGAGAAGTTTATGCTTTGCTATGGTAATAAGACTATGTCAAAGAGAAAGGATAGAAATGGTAGAACATTTTGGTACGATCCAAAGTGGGATAATGTACCAACAAGTAGAGATGAATTAAAAGAATATTTATATAGATGAAAAAAGAAAGAATGCGAAACATAATAGTTATTGGACATCCAGATGAGGGATCTTTTTGCTATAATGGTATATTTAAAACTATTAAGAAAACTTTATTATCAGAAGGTTACTTAAATGAAGTTGAAGTAATTGATTTATATAGAGATAGTTTTGCAAGACCTAGAACTGATCTTATTGAAAAGTATAAAGAGTTAGTAAAATGGGCAGATAGAATCTACTTCGTCTCACCGGTATGGTGGTTTAGATTAACACCAAGGATGGAGATATTCTTTGATGAAGTACTTACTCCAGGATATGCATACCAATTTGTACCAGTAGTTGGCCCGTATGCATATCCAAGGCCATTTCTAAGCGATAAAAAGGTAAGAACTTATATAACACATGGCGCGCCAGCATTGCCAGTTAAAACGCTTTATTTAAACTCACCAAAACTAAGATTAGTAATGGGAGTATTTACATTTGTCTTTGGCTGGAGATTAAACTTATGGACTAAGACTAAACAATTTTGGTCTGTGCCTTTTGTTTCTACTAAAAAGAGAAAGAAATATTTAGAAACAGTTCGAAAAGATATTGTAAAAGACTTGAAGAAACATCAAATAAAAATAAAATGAAAAAATTAATAAACATTATTAGAGATTGGTATGCAGTTATTTTTGCATTTATCTGTTTACTTTACTCAGTTGGACTAGGCATTTCTGGTCAAACTGCAGAAGCACAATACTCGGCACATTGGCCTGGAACTATTCTATTATTCGCAATTGCTGTAAATCAAATTCAAAATCAAAAATTAAAGTCATGAGCCCAACGATGTTTATTGTGGGCACTGTTATTTTTGGTGCTTATATGTACTTTCTAATTTGGAACATTTTTTATAGTGCTAAAAAGCAAAGAGAAGAAAATTATCCAGGTTTGACTGGAATAGAAGATGACATAGTAGATTATGATGGTATGGGTAATTATGGAAGATTTCCAAATTCGGAAATGCCAATACCTAAAAGAAAAAGATCAAAAATAAACAAAACAAAAACCAAAGAGAGAGTATAATAACTATGAAATTAATCCTAGTAGGTAAAGCAGCAGCAGGTAAAGACTTTTTAAAGACAAGATTATCAAAAAAAGGGTTTGTAAACGGTGTTAGCCATACTACCAGACCTCCTAGAGAAAACGAAATTAATCATAAAGATTATCACTTTGTTGATAAACAAGAATTTGAAGATATGATTTCTTGTGGAGATTTTGTAGAGTATATGGAATTCAATGGTTGGTATTATGGTCAAACAAAGAAAGATTTCGATCTTGCCGATGTAATGATAATGTCAAAAGACGGCTTAGATGTTTTACCAAAAGAATATAGAGACCAGTGCATAGTAATATATTTAGATCCACCTAGAATAACCAGAGTTGAAAGACTTACATATAGAAATGACCCTAATGATTCAATTATTAGAAGAATGGATACTGATGATGAACAGTTTAAAAACTTTCGGGATTACGATTTAAGGGTTAGAAATGAGGACTTTTAAAATTAAGATAAATAATTAAACTAAAATAACAAAAAATGAGCAAATCATTAGAAACACAAAGAAAAGCATTAACTCAAAAAGTTGATGAATTACAAATCAAAGCTGCAGAAGAAACTTTTGCAATTACTTTGGATGATAGGAAGCAGGTAAAGGTTGTAATGGACCACCTTAATAAAGGCTATACTTGGAAGACTGCAAACGCAGCAGTATTAGTTTCACTTTATGACCAGCTTAAGAAGCAAAATAAAGAATTATTAAACTCAGAAGCAGAAGAAACTGTTATTAACTTAAGAGGACATGAATTAAATGCATTATATCAAGCACTTTTAAATGTAGAAGGAACTGGTATTGAAAATGCAAGAAAATTTATTACCATGTTGACTCATGTTGGAGAAACAGTATCAAACGCAATGGCGCTTTTAGCTGAACTTAATTCAGAAATTTCTAAAACTCATACAGAGCTTGCAGAAATAGATGAAAAATTAAACTCAGCAGAAACTGTTGAACCTGAGTTAGAAACAGCAGATAATGAAACAAGCAAGTAAATCTCAAAAGAGAGTAGAATTTTTAGATCTTATTTCTGAAGCTATCACACATGAGGATATTTTTGGAACATTGAATTACAAGAAAAAGTCAGAAGATCAGATTAAGCAATTTATTTATCCACACCTAGTA